TCACCATTTCAGTTTCGAGGTAGTCGAGAACTTCTCCGTAAAATACTAAACCGATTTCATTGTAGTTTACTCCTGGGCCATTTCTAACATGCAAATGATTACCATCAGTATTTTTTAACTTATCTACTCTTACTACACCTTTTGATTTTACAGTAGCACTAGTATTCAACAGCTCCGCATATTCGTGATATACCCATCTTTCCTGACCGTCAAACAATATCTTGTACCATTTCTTACTGTACTTATTAACAGTTTCATCCATATATTGAAATAGCTGACCGTTATAGGCTTTACCTACAGCGTCATATTCTGTTCCAGGACCAGTTCTGACACTTATATAACTATCAGCATTAACTATCTTTACCATTCTTGTATTATTTGAGGTATATGGATCTTTATCAGAAATGACAACTAAATTATCAGTTCTCGGATAAGTTAATGCTGAACCATGAACCATTATGTCAATATGCTGATCTATAAGATAACGCATATTGTCTCTGACTGATATCTGTACCGTAGCCTTTTCTGAATCAACTACAGCTTTGTCTATAGCTCCAGTTAACACTGGTACTACCATCCATCCATATCCAAGACAAATCTGTATCCATGTTTCTGGAACTAAGTACTGATAATATTCGTTTTGAACATTGTTTGCATTGGTGTGGGCAATAATATCTGAGTCCTCAGCATGTTTACTAACTAGAAACTCTGGACTCTTTAATCCATAGCAGTTTTCAATAGTTATATTAGCTGACGAACATCCAAAATCACTACTTCCAGTAACTTCAATTGAAACTACTCCTCCTTCTGGAACAGTTAGTTCTTTAGGAGGTAAATGAAACTCGTCAGGTCTCCTTAACTTAATGATATAGGTTGGGGAATCATCCCCAACCTGTAAACTTGAAAGTATTAATCTCATCATCTGTCTACTTAGTATGTTCATTATTTCCACCCCTCACCTAATTTATTTGGGGATCTAAATATTACATCCTGCTGATACAGATCTCTTCCAATTCGAGTACAATCAAGAAGTTCAACTACCCCACGATAAAATACTCCTTTGTCGTCACACACTACATGGATACTATCAGCGTGAGTAATAAAGTCGGTGTGAGCGTTTGCACTGAAAAATCTGAGTGAGCACTCTATTTGTGTGCCCAGGTATTTTGTAGTCTGATAGTTAGCGTGACCTCTGATTGTTTCTACTGCGATTGGAGCTGACGTTGCCTTCGGTGGGGTATACTGGAACATTTCGCAGTCAATCTCATTATAAGGGTAAATACAAAGGTTGTCAAGCTCCGCTCTTCCAGGAGGATCAGACAGTCCAAAATTACGTTGTCTACCTCTTATTATAACTTCGTCAACTGCCTTATGAGGAACACTAGTAGACCAAGTTGATGGACCTTTTTGTACTTCAGTTAATATCCCATTAACCCAGAGATCCAGCTGACCCACTCCAGGATTGGCGTAATCATACATTACTTCGAATAATAAATGAGGGTTGTATTCCTCCCTTAATCTATACTCGAACCATCCGCCATCAGTTACTAAACTCCAATAACTAGATCCATCGTCCAACGTAGTTTTTCGCATTTCTGCTGGATGCGATGCATATGTTGGTCTAGTAGGCTTAGTTTCATCGATTATAGACGTAAACTGACGCAGTTGCATAAAATTTTGATTAATACTACCCTCTGATCCATCCAAGTCAAATCCACACTTTACGAAGATATCTCCACGTCTGTAGATTTTATATGGAGTAATTACAAACTTCGGTTTTGGCATATTATCACCACCTTATGTCAAATTCTGAACCCTAGTATATCCCGAAGACTCACTCTGTTTTATGAAAGAAGCTAAATACTGCTTGATAAGTGACATCATCTTGTTTACATCGTCCAGCGTCTGTATGCTCTGAATCTGCATCACAAATTTAGCATCTCCTATCTCAATAGTTGAGGCTTGGGCATCTCTAGCCTTGTAGTCGTAATACGTGATAGCATTTACTTTACTAGGTTTGTTAAACTCACTTCCCTGTAGAGTTTTCTTTATCTCTAAGAGCAACGCATTACGCTCTTTGTCTAACTGCAAAAGTTGAGTTTGAGCCTGATATCTTTCCTTTGCTTCAGTGATTGCTCCACTCTTTATTAACTGTTGCAATGCCGCTATCTGCTTCGTAATGAAATTATAAATGTTTAAATTCTGTTGTTTACGATGTTCTTCGTAAACTGCAGATTCAGGTCCATATCCAGCAAGCTCATCACGTTGCAGAGTTATGTCCTTTCTTAACTCCATCTGCTGTTTTTCTTGATTCCACTTGTCATTGAACTCCTGAAGAGCACTTCTTGCCTTTGATGTTTTATCCATTGCCTTGACTGCGGCTTGAACTCTTTCAAGTCTTAAAGCATCCAACGCATCTTGATAAGCCTGCTCAGCTTCCATAACTGTTTGATAATCATTAGTAATTGATCGAATATCTCTTGGTTGTAAGTTCTTAGCTTTTAGATCTTTATACAACTGAAGCAAATTTTCAATGATATCGTTTCTTCCAGCAAATAACTTCTGTATAGCTTCATTTCCTTGTTCTAACGCACTAATAATCTCTTCGGGCTCAACTCCAGCATCAAGTAGATCTTTTAAAGCTCCACTGACTCTACCTATTTGATTTTCCCATCCAGCTCGTGCAGTATTGTATATATCCTGAATATCGGAAATTGATTGGTCTATTACTGCTTGTATGGCGGCGACTTTTTCCTGCTCAATTTTCTTATAAGTTTCTCCTTCAGTGTTGTTACCATTCCTTATAAGTTCTTCCTGAAGCTGAATATCGAATTTCCTTGAGATTCTGTCCAATTCTTCATTAGCCGCATTAACCTCATCAATAAACGTTTGAGGAGTAGCCGCTAATCTCTTGGCAAGAGCATTAAGACTATCTTGCTGTCTTTTCTTGTATTCACGGAATCCGGCCCAATCTATAACACCCTTATCATCCATAAACCCAAGTGACTCAGCTTCTTCAGCTTCTTTAATTATCTTTTCGTTTTCCTGAATTTGACGCTGTCTTTCAATATTCTTTATCTTTGACTGCTGAGCAAATTGCTTTCTATCCGATTCAGATGCTATAGTGAGCTCTAAGCCTTTTCTATCTGCGTCACTTATCCATTGTCTCGGATCCATTCCTACAATAGACGTAATTCCACTTAATATTGTAGCTACCCAGGCAGTTCCTACATGGAAAGCACTTCGATCGTTGGCTAACTGTAAGGCTCTTTCATCATCCTCCATCTGGAGTCGTAATATCTCATTTTCTGCTTTTGCAGCCTCAACCTGATCTCTATGCATGTCATCTAGAGCTTTTCGTCTAGCTTCAAGATTTTTAAGAATTGCTTGAGTGTTAAGATCAAATGCACCAGTCTGATCAGTCAATCTTCCCGTTTCATCGGTTATAGACGAAACCAAATCAGGAGAGATTTGAAGTAATTGTTCGTTAATTCTAATCAATTGATTTTGAGCATCAGCTAGTCTATTAGTTACATCAGCCTGCTGTTCGATTGTAAAAGTCGAATCTTCAGTAGCCATTCTAGCTCTTTCCTGAAGATCAGAGTAATATTTAATAGTTTCATTTGCTGAGATCCTTGCTGAATTTAATCTCTCAATGGCTCTTAACTCTTCAACTTGCTCACCAATCATTCGATCATAGTCTTTTACAGTAGTATCAAGTTGTTTACTATGATCCTTCCATAAAGTGGATAATGCTGTTATAGCTGAACCTATAATTTGCAATCCCATCGCAACTGCTATAACCTTTGGAGTTACTGCTCCAACTCCTGCTGATATACTTCCAGCAGTTGCTCCTAACCTCGAAGCTGATGTTGAAGTTACTCCTCCAACCGCGGCAAGTTCAGCTTGTAACAATTCCTGCATATTCTGCTCAGTTAAGATCTGAGTTCCAGCTTTACGAAGAGCATTAATCTTAGCAAGCTGAATCTGATGATCCCTTAAAATAATACCCTGTTTCTGAAGAATGGCAATCTGCTGGTTTGCTTCAATATTTATTCTTAACCAGTTATTTGAAAGATTAGCAATATTCTGAGTTAGGCCCGTGAACAGTTGCAACGCATTCTTTATCAAAGATATAGAAATAATTGACTGAAGAATCTTTCCAATAAGTGGAAGATTATTCAAAAGGAACATAACTATATCTTTGATGGTGTTTATAAAGGGTTTTAAATATTGAATCATTCCGTTCATAAACTGGTTAAATCCTTGAACCAGTTTCTTGAACTCCATGCTATCTCGGAAATCTTGCAGATCAGCTTTTACTATTTTAAGCCAATCTCTAAGTTTTCCAAACTGCTCATCGCCCATCTGAATGCCAATCTGAAGGAAAAAGTCTTTTATGGTAGAAATCAAACCTTCTGTTGTTTGACCTAAACTCTCAGTTAATCCACCATATCTTTCTTCTATGATCTGCTCCAACGCTGAAAGCATTTCATCTGTAGAACCTTTAAAGGTATTATTTTTGGTAAACGCCAAACCCTTCTCTCTAAGATCATTAAGAGAGATACCCATCTGACGTAACCTAATCATAGCCTTTCCAAAGTCGCCAGCGTTGATTCTTGTAAATACATTTATAACATCGTTAAGTTCAACTCCCGCAGTACGTTTAGCTGAAGCCAAATCTCCTGCGATTCGAATCCATTTGTCGATATCCATTCTGTTAGCGGCAAGCATTTCTCCAGCCTGGAAGGTCTCAAGTTCCTGGAAAGGAGTCAATGCCGCATAACTTCTCAATTTCCTAATTGCATCTTCTGCCGCTTGAGCACTTTTTAATGTTACTTCCAATGATGTCTGTAATGCCTCGATCTGTTGGTTAGTTCCTATCAGCCAATCCCACAGTTCTTTTCCACCGAGCGATATTATTAATCCTTGAATTCCAAACCTTAAAGTATTTACTCCCTGATGTAGCTTAGAGAGAACATTTAAAGATTGTGGACCAAATGTAGAGTTAAACACTCCCCAAAAATCTCCAAGGATGGATCCAGTACTTTTAACAGTAGTACCAAATGTCTTAACTCCTCCAGTAACAGATCCAACCGATCTAGTTGCTGATGTGCTTGAGTTAGATACTGTTTTCAATGATTGTGATAAATTTTTAAGAGTATCATTGAGTACAGTAAAATTCTGAGAGCTTAAATCAAGATTATTAATCTCTGCTACAAGGTTCTTTATAAGAGCAAGTAACCTGCTAAAGCCCTCTTCCATCTTCTGCAGATCTTCAGGAGAACCAAGTTTTGTTGTTATTTTCCCTATCTGTGTTACTACTTTGTTTAATTCTCTGAATGTGGTTAAAACATCTTTGATATTTGCATTTACGCCGGCGAAATTTTGAAACTCAGCATTAAGCCTAGCTATAAGCTCCGACATTCTAACAAAGTACTGCTCCATATTTGAAGTGTCAGGGGCCTCGGCAGTTCTTTGAATAACTGCATCAAACTGATTAGCGATATTTACCAAGCTATTCATTGAAGATTGCATTGTATTAAAAAGCTCGCTAATCTGGGTTAGATTCTGAGCATCGCCTAAAATTGTTTTAAAAGATGTGTCAACTTGATGAACAGTTGTCAACAATCCTTCAAAATATTTAGATACTCCCATTGTAGGAGTTGTAGTTCCAGATTGAGTTATAAGTGTGTTGAACTGCTCAGTAACAGACACCAGATTTTTCATTACAGTGTCAAGAGTAGAAACTGCTTCAGCTAAAGCTCCAAGTCCACCAGTAGCATTTGCGAGACTCTGATACATTACATTCAGTCTCTCTACCAATACGATCATTTCTCTAAAGTATTTCTCAGATCGTTGAATGCTTGTTGGGGTCTTTGTGTTTTGAATTAACTCTCCAAAATGCTGACTTACTGAATTAAGCCGAGTGAATGTTTCAATCAGCTGATTAAGTAAAGTATTTAACTGATCTATCTCATTTGCCACAGCTATCAGGCTTTTAAAGTTGTTAACAATGTTATTCAACAATGTTTGAAGCCTGTCGAAATACTCCAGAACCTTTTTGATATTCGAGTTTGGAATACTGCTGATAGAGTCTCGCATCGTGCTAAACTGACTTGAGAGCGATGACAAATTCTGCACAGCATCCGACATTTTGTGAATGTTATTTACGAAAGTAGTTAAACCTCTAGTTCCTCCACTCAATGCACTAAAACTATCACGCAAACTATTGATAGTACTAACTAATGAGTCAAATCCTGTGATTACATTTGCACTATCTTTCATTGCCTGAAAAGATGTATTAAGTGTAAGTATCATTGTGTTTAACTCTTCAAACAGCGATTTAAGCCGTTGAACAGCGGGTTCAGTACTATTCGCCTGATTCACGAACTTTTGCAACGACTTCATAAACTGATTAAGGGCAGATAAATCCGTGCTAAAATTCATCTGCCCGTTTTTTGCATCATCTGCCATTTATATCACCGCCCTTATCTCGACTTCTGAAATTCTTTTAAGCGATGAAGAGCTTCCAAGTCTGGTAAATCTTCATCAATAGGACCTGACGAACTTTCAGGAGCAGGATTGATCTGGACTTTCAAGTTTTGTATAGATTCAATTATCTGAATGAACCTATCTCTGTGTTCTTCTGGTTTTCCATGAGCTATATACAGAGCATCCAAACTCTTTTGATAATACTCCAGTTTTTCCTGAAGAATTTTATCCTTCTTTTCTTCAGCTATAAATCTGATGTATATACTAGCTTCTTCTGGATAAATTTGATCTACTTCTGACTTGCTCCATCCATACTCTTTAGCAAGCATATGTATCATATAAGTTATCCAGTAATCTTCTCTGAGTTTTTCTATCTCTGATTTCTGCTCAACCTCTTCACCTGATTTATCCTCAGAGTTTACATCATCGTCCCGTTCCCCATATAGCTCGTTATCATTTTTTTTATTTCACTGATCACTTTGTTAATATTATTGACCTTAAGTATCGCATCGATAAGAACTAATGCGTCCTCCAGTCCAACCTCATTTTCAAGATACTCAACGTCAAGAGCAGGAACACAGATATGTAATAAGTGTATTACTTGCTCTACGTTTTTCTCTATGAGTTTGGCTACGAGATCTGCTACAGACAGATTTTTTTGGCCGGGCTGTAGATTCAACTGCTCCATAGTTTCAGCCTGTGCCTGAAGAAGATCAAAGACTGAAACGAGCAGTTCACGTATGCAACCGCTCATTTTGGAGTAGGATATCAAACCTAATTTTTTCACTGTTACGGGTTTATCGTTGATATGAACGATCATTTCCGTTGGGAAACTTACTGAGTCTTTACGTTCCATAATTTGCACCCCTCGTTTTTATATTGCGATATATTTTAACCGCAATGACAATTTGATTTAAAACGCTGTAAAATAATGATAGTCGGGGCAAAATATTGCACTTTGCCCCGACCGCACATTACGCCATCTGAACAATGACACTTGCTTCAGCCGTCATTCCTCCAGCCGAGGCCCTAACAACTACCCATACGTTATCGCCCAATGCGAGCGGTGCCCAGTTGGACGGAATGGAACTGTCAGTTACTGCCGGATCGCCCTTTATCTTGTAATAACCGGCAGAAGCTATATAGCCCTCCCAAGTCTTAGCAGTAAAGACGTTTCCAGCAATTGATGCAAAAGCATCGGCGCCTACTCCCTCTATTGCAAGGTTTGGAGCCTGACTAGGGAGTCTAGCGTTCCCCACTATCTGCCTATTGTTGATCCATGCTCCATCCTTGTTAGGAAGAGTAAACGTAGTAAGGCTAGTGATATTATACACTTCGCCGTTGAACTCGCAATATGCCTTAAGAACTGCTGTTCTAAGGTTAACATCGCTCAGTTCAGTGTATACAGGGTGCTGAGGAGTGGATATCCAGATGGTTCCACCTGACTGTTTTACCATTGTAAGGAGGTTAGTGGGCAATCCATTTACGTCCAAAGTAGACGCAAGCTGAAGCCCTTCAGTACCCATGGTGGAATCTCCGATCTCCCACAGCATAGCTCCATTGATATGTTTACGCTGAATCATACCAATGAACTCTGTGCTGAAAATTCTCTCCTCATCAAGTTTGTAATTCAACTGAAGCGGAGCCTTGTTGACTGCCTTGTATATGATGACATCTTCAGTTTTTGACTTACCCATGGCAACAGGGTGAAGTCTGAGTCTTCCAGCTTTTTGTCCAAGCCTAAACCCAGGGAAACGCCCGAAGGTCAGCTTAGACTTGTTACCGTCTCCGAGAGCCTTTGTGGCTGTATGAGCAAACATTTCAATTTTCCTCATATCAGTCTCGGCAAGCGGAATCTTTACGCTTATGGACTCCCCTACCAGAGCGGCGTCTGTCTGAGATCTTCCATATCTGTCGACCTGCAGGTCGTACCACTCGGGAGTATATGTCAATTCACATCCTCCCTTGGTAAGTCCAAGGAAAACTTCATCAGTTGCCGGATTCCCACCAGCCGGGGTCCAATATGCGTCGCAAACTCCAATTTTGATGCTATCAAAGTCACCCATCGTTCAGTCCTCCTTCCTTATTATATTGTTGGGTTGCCGATCTGCCACAGGAACGAACCGTCGATACCGTTGAGTTCGTCTTCTGCAGTCTGTCTAGCAACAATACCCTGGAACTCTGTGCTAAAGATCCTCTCTTCATCCAGCTTGTAGTTCAGCTGAAGCGGAGCTCTGTTAGCCGCTCTGTAGATGATAACATCTTCATCGTTCGAGCTACCCATTGCTATGGGATGAAGCCTCAATTGCCCAGCAACACCTTCAAGCCTAAATCCAGGCTTCCTACCGAAAGTGAGTTTGGATCTCTGCTCATTTACTGCAACAGCTCCAGGAATAGAGATAGTGGAAGTCGGAGCCGCAGTCAGTCCAGTACAAGTTCCATTGTCTGATGCGAGATTCATTGTTTCATCGTTAACCGCGGCAACCTTACGAGTCAATATGATCTGATCTCCTTCTCCGCTTACGTTGAAAAATGCACTCACATCTCCATCATTGCTCAACGCAGTTCTTACCTTTCCTGCAACTGCTGCGGCGTCATTTCCAGTAACTACCGGAACTGATATAGTCTTCGGAGAATTGTTCATACCGTTTGCAGTTACCGTGATATTAGCATATCCATCACTCGCAACAGTACCGAGTATAACGGCTGTGATCTGCTGAGCAGTTGCCGGCGATACCTGGTAAGACTCAACTATCTTGGTAGCTGTGTGAGCAAACAATTCCAGCTTACTCAGATCAGTCTCAGCAAGAGGGATTCTAGCTTTGATATCCTCTCCGATGAGAACTGACTCAGTAGCAGTTTTACCGAACTGATCTACCTGGATTTCGTACCATTCAGGAGTGTAAACAAGTTCAACACCGCCCTTAGTCAATCCAAGATAGATCTCATCGGGGTTTGGAATAGCCTCTGTCGGCAACGGTCTCCAGAAGCAGTCGCATACTCCGATCTTGATCGTTTCAAAACTCTGCTGTGTACCTGCCATTGAATTTCACCATCCTTACTTTTTTAATTTTGCCACCTTTTCCATGATTTCTTTACGCTTCTTTTCTGCCGAAGCTACAAGTCTTTTTGTCCTGACTTCCAGGTCCGGTGTATAGTCCTGAGCAAATTTGGAATACTCTACTGCCTTAGCATAGTCTTCTGCATTTAACTCAGCAACATCTCCGTCTTTAAACTTTTGCCCATCAGCAGTAGTATATTCCCTATCGGGACCCAAAGACGTAAATACTACTTTCATTGCCTACACCCCCTTGACAAATAAACTCCTGAATACTACCTCGTAATCGATGTCAATCAATATAACTGGAATCTTCAATTCTCTGAATACTTCCGAGTCTATTGTATTAAACTCAATACGATGTACTTCAGTGTTTAAAATATGCCCAATCGGATTACCTTTATTGTCCTGCAACTCCACATACTCGGTTCCAGAATTAGTTGGAACTAAATTATGGTCCTCGAGTAAAGTTTCAGCTACAAGTTCAGCTCCCGCTATAGCCTTCTCCATTACGTTAGTGGTGTCGTTTACATCAAAGTAATGAACATATCTAAGTAAGAAGGAGTATCTGCCGGAACTAATGCTCTTATTGGCATTTACGGTAGTATTGAGAACATCGTTTGGCATGATATAAACTGCCGGAAGATACTCAAGTGCAGTATCTCTATGGCTTAATGTTTCCGGTGAAGGCATTAAGTTGATGTTACCAATACTTACGGTTCGCAACAAGTCGTCCAGATCTGAATTTTTATTTATCAAATCGTTTTTTATCTTCTTGGCTATGTCATTTACAAAGAAACGCTTCCTGACTGGCATATTATTCGCTCCTCAATATATCCTGAATCTCCGATTGTATTTGATTATAATATCTTTCGTACACACGATTAAACATGTCGTTTCCACGATGAAAAGTTCTTACTCCTTCGAACCATCGATAAGCGTTGACCCCTTCTCTCCATCTCCAGACAAGTCTACCTCTACCCTTTTTTCCACGACTCAAATGAACTAATCCGTGACGTTGAGCCCACTCTAGTATTCCAGTGTTAATTCCATCTTTAGTCGTTACAGGTACAAAATGAGGATATCTATTTCCTTCAACAATATATCTCAAATACTGGAGTGCAGGAGAGTTGGGGTCTAATATACCAACTAACAACCTGACTGTTCCAGTAATGTCTCTTCTACTTCTAGGAGAGTCAACCCTGAACCTTATTGCTCTGTATAAAGTACCCGTATCATAAGGAGCTATGTTTCGCAGAGCTGCTCTAAGGATGACTCCCCAATCGTGATATACCTGTTTGATTGCTTGAATCTTCTCTTGTACTATATCGTCTGTATCATAACTTATTCTCATATCACTTAGCCTCTTCCAAATGAGCTTCTACGTGGTGTCTTTTACCTCCAGCCCATATAGGTTCCTTCATTACTGAGTAAGTTTGAACAAAATCACCTTCAAGCACAATTTGAAAATTTTTATGCAATCCTCCAGGTATAGTATCGTAATGTTTAGCAAGAATAAACACCTTAATGTTGCCGTTATCTGTGCCAGTTACTCTGCAAGGAACGCCGCTTATGACTGTTGTCATGGTTGAAACAGGCTGTCTATCCACCTTAACTATTTCATTTTTCATAACAGTCATTCGATGCGTTTCAAATAGCCTGCTCATTATATCACTCCTATCGAGAACTCACTGGCTACTCTATACTTGTCGAGAATCTGATCTACATTTATGTTTCCAGTTGAACGCAAAAGCTCTCCAGTCACATTATTTATCTGTTTCTTTAACGAATAACTATAATCGCCAATCTTTTCAGATTCAAAAGGACCTGAAGAGTTTTCCATCTTTTCAGCATCATTAAGGATGTTGTAATTGCCATTACATAAAACTATTAGACAATTGATGACATCCTCGGGAACGGTATCCCATCCAAAATCTCCGCGAACTTCTATGTTATCAAAGCCCTCGGAGAAAGTTTCGTAGGTGTTCAGTATGTGCTTCTGCCTTTCACCCACAATTCTGAGAGTACTGTTAATATACGAATATCCGTCTGTGTTCCTAACAGATATGATATTGTATATTCTTTTTGGGAGGGCGATTTTATTTCTTCCTTCCCCGTCGACATAGATCGTCTTGTCCTCTTCTTTTACAAAAGAAAACCCCACATATGCGTCAATAAGCGAAGAACAGTAATCAAGGAGGAACTGAAGACGATTATCATCTTCAGCAACGGCATTCTTTATCTCGTCTATTACGTTTTTTTCTTTTAACTCATTAACAGAAAGATATGCCATTTATCATCACTCCTGATCTGAACTGTTTGCTCCTTCTTTGAACGCCACGATTCTTTCAGCAAGCTCGGTTTTACTTCCTTCAGTGGAAAGGCCGAGTTCTGCGGCTATTGCCTGCAATTCGTCGAGTTTATGAGCTTTTTTAAGCCCTTCGACAGTTACCTTTTCAGGTTCTTTATTTTCTATTTTTTCTGCATTTTCTTCGGTGCCGGAAGTTTCAACAGTTCCTATGAATGCTTCTTCCTCGGATGTTTCCACTGTGTCGATAGTGTCCACAGGTGCATTCTTTTCCTTAGGATCTTCCGGAACTATATCTGATTTGGCAACTTTTACGACTGCCAGATCGTCGTAGTAGGAATTACCCTTGTCATCAGCGAACTCATGAAGTCTGCTATCGTCTATGTTTGCAGTTGAGTTCTGCTGAGTGAACTTTATGCCATTTATGATAGTCGAGGCACATTTGCCTTTGTATACCAGTAAATACATGACTCATCCTCCAATCCGTTTTTTATAATAAAAGGGTATCCAAATAATATTCAGATACCCTTTCAACGCCCTTCGGGCAATATTACTTGGACTTCAGGCCTTCCATGATAACCAGTGCATCCGGGTTTTCAACCTGGGTATCAACCCTGAGAGTCATTACGAAGGAAGTTGAACGCCTTCTGGGATGTCTCTCAGTTTCCCATTTGATATCACGCTGGATACCGAAGATCAGGTTTCTGTAGTCAGTCAACAGCAGGTCAGTTCCATCGCATACGCACTCTTTTACTGTCTGTCCAGCGGTGTGGCTATAGTACAGTACGCCGTTGATGACGATGTCAGTACCGCTGACCTGAGCAACAGTTACCACTTCTTCGTATCCACCCTGGAAGTCGATAACAAGCGTATCGCCGGGGTTGATGTTTGTTCCATCTGCAACCTTGAGCAGGTTAGTGCCTGCAGCCGGTGAGTTTGCAAGAGTTGTATTTGCACCGCCAACTGAGATTACCGGCCTGTCTGTAGGCATCAGTGAAACAGAAGTGAGCGGTATGTTGGAGTATGTGAGCCTGCCAACACCCAGCAAATACGGATCAGCAGTTGAAACAGCTCTTGCACCCATGTAGTCGTTGTAGTCCTGGTAGATGTCATCTGCGAGCAGGAATCTGAGGTTACCCTTGTTGCCCCTGTACTTGTTGGGGAGTGTTTTTACGATCCTTGACAGCTTGTCGGGTTTGATTTCGCCCTTGTTGTCGTTGAACATGGAAGCGTCTCTGGCGTTGAGCTTGTGACCGTTTTCACGAGCGATTGTAATCCATCCATTTACCAACTGCTTGATATCAGTTGCGGAGTTGGGATCGGGAATTCTCTTTCCGTACATGCACATGAGATCCAGCTCATTTGCCGCCTGTGCCGCGATCATTCTCATCAGGTGATCAACAAAAGCATCGCCTTCTATGTTGTCCTCAAGGGAGTCGTCGGAAACTTCAGCAATCGCTATGATTTCCTTTGTTTCCAGAGTCAACTGGTCGGTTGTGATGCTTACTGTGTTACCAGGATCCACAGCACTCTTTGCCGGCTTCAGTATGTTCTGACCTATGCCGACCTTGGCAATAGTCTTGGTAGGAGCGTTCATTCTCTCTACCCTTGCATTGGCTTTCATGAAGCTCTGATCGATGACATAATCGATAAACTTGTCAGCTTCCTCTTTGCTCAGTGCTGAAGGAGCACTAAAGCTATTCGGCGTGATAACCGCCGCTTTATTGATATAGGACTGTGCAAAAGCCATGATCTATGACCTCCTTATACTCAAAAATAGTTTCGTTTTTTATTCCTGAACCGGCGTCAAGAATGACTTCCAGAATACTTCCTTCTTCTCGCCAGCACCTTTCTGTACTTCCTCTCCAACCTCGACCCCGTTGGAAGGATTTTCCTGCTTCTCGATAGTCTCGAGCCTCTTGCTGACATCTGCCAGAGTTTCGTCCAGCTTCATATCAGAGATCTTCTGTACCTGGCTTGTAACCGATTCCAGGCTCTTACTGATGGAAGTTACCAGGTCGCTAAGGCTCTTTACGGCCGTACCGATATCGGCGACTGCTTTTGTGATCTCGCCTTCTTTAGCTTCCTCTTCCTTCTTCTTCTTGTCGTCTTCCGAAGCCTGTGTCGGAGCCTCATTCAGTTTCTTCTGAATTTCATCAATAGATTTATTTACTGCGACAAAATTCTTGTTCACAGAATCCATTGCTGAGCCGACAACCTCAGCTACCAGAGCTTTTATAGCTTCTTCATTCATTTCACCGCTACCTCCTTTATTTACATTTTCATTGATTGAATTATACCTCTGCATCATCTGTCCCATTATCTTTACAAACTCTGCATCGGTCATTGTCTGAAGCTTTCTACAGATCTCATCATCGTCTTCCTTGAGTTTATCTACCAATTCGGTATTCCCATCTTCAGACTTGATTACTGTGAAAACTTCACCGATAGCCCCTTTGTCTACTAAAGAGACTTCGTATACCTCCAGATCTGTTAACCTCGTTACGGGTTTGGAATCGAACTTGCTCAATTACTTCACCTCCTCTATTGGAATACGTCTTCCACGTCCTCCTACAGAGTAACCTGTAATCTCACCCTTTTCGACCATATCCCAGACCCTATCGTCAGTAATTTTGGTTGCAAGCACCCAACTTCCGTCATCGTCGATATATGATTCAACTATGTAACCAAAACCTCCGACTCCCTTGAATACTTTGTGCATGAAACCAATTTCACTGGCTTTGGTAGTCTGCTTGCCATTTAATAGCTCGACGTAGGCTTTCTGGAGGTTGATGAGAAAATTATGTGCAGTTTCTTCGATATCCTCTTTTGTGACAATATCTTTCTGAGAGTCCACTCTATCAGGTACTAATGCCCTACCGTAAACTATCCTCTTGACACTGTCAACTTTCTGAATATCAAAGTATGTCTTAAACTGATCACTCATTTCATCACCCCGGAGTCACAATTACTACTTTTCTATATAAAGGGCATATTTGGTCGGGTAATACAATAACTCTGTAAATAAAATTTCCAAAACCTTATTTAGGACCTAGTTAATGCAAAATGGACGTATTGTTCTTTAAATAAACGAATATAACTCGCTTTGTCATTAACTAATCCTTCCTGCTTTGCTTTATTATACTCCGGGAAAACAAACTGTCCGTCCTGAACTGTATAAATCTTTTTAAAATCTTTCAAGTTTTGGAAGTATGTTATATAGGACTGTTTTAATGCCTGTAACTTGCTAATTGATGGATTTACTGTTGCTTTGTATTCAGGGGCGGCACGATTTACGCCTTTTGACTCTCCAGGCTTTTTGTATTTCCAACCTCCAGTTCCCAAAACTCCATGTCCACCATTTCTTCCAGGATTCTTAACATCCACCAATTGTTCGATCGAAGTCATTTTCTCAACAACTAATGATGGATAAATGAGTTCAGGATTCCTTTGAAGTGTTACCATAATTGATTCTTTTGTTGGTGTAAAGAGCGGATAATCCCACAAATTCTCGATTGGAACCCACTTCAATTCTTCAACTTCTCCAACTTTGGGTTTTAACTCTCCATCGAACTTATCACATACGAACACAAAGCTACTCCAGATAGCGCCCTCATTGTAACTATAATTTCTGTGTACAAAGGTTAAATGCTTTGCTTCAATATCGAGTCCAGTTTCTTCTTTTACTTCGCGAATGATTGCATCGATTGGATTTTCATCATCCTCTACTCCTCCACCTGGGCTCCCCCAAGTATTGTTATCAGTTCTTCTTCCAAGCAGGATACACCCATTGTGCAAAAGAAGGACTCCAACACCCCAATGATCACCCTTTGGTTTTTGGCTGTACAGTTGATAGTCCATTATCATCTTTAATCCTCCTTATTGATTCCTTCATCCAATTTGGATAATCTTCCGGAATCACATTTCTGTGAGCACACTTACAAATCATTATCGCGGCAGTGATCTCTTCTTTATAAACATGTGCATGCTTTCCTCGTTTCGTGTTAACAATGGTGTAATACATGCCCTTCTTGGAAAAGCTACGGACCACTATAAAGTGGTCCTGCCTAAATACGATTTGTTTGCTCAACGGCATCACTACTTTCTGTCTGTTTTCTTTTCGTGGCAACTCCAACAAAGCGTTTCCAGATTACTAGGCTTGTTATTCTTGCGATTACCGTCCTTGTGGTGAACCATCAAGTTTTTAGTGCTCCCACATCTTTCGCATCTCGACTTTTTGTGCTGAGTATAGGTGCTTATTCCATTCTTGTAGTTGTTGTTATTTTCTCCAGCCTGATTGTAGTTACCCTTTTTCTTCTCGATATCTTCCAATGAGATTTTCTCAATGATGTCATATACATCGATTATTTCGACATTCAGTTCAGTAAACTTACTCATCTTTGTTACTCTCCTCGATATCCTCAACTCTCTCACATAGCTCGTTAAGAGATGATAAAGCACTATCAACTTTTTCGACTATTTCATCCATCTGACGTTTCATCATAAGCTGTTGAATGTTTTTATCGGTTAAGGTGTTTCCAGTCTCTTCTTTGCTCTTATCCCCAAATTCATTTGGAGTTTCGCTAACACCCTGACCACCAATATTTGATGATATCTCAGCCTGCTGTTGCAATCTAGCCTGACGAAGCAAGTATACAGGTTTCGGAGTAGTTGCCCACTCTTTAACTTCATCATCAATATCGGGCATTTCTGAGTATTTCTCCTGCTTATTATCTTCTCTAATATCATCAGGAGTCATTGTACCCATATTATAGTACTTCTCGTGAGCGGCGGCAATAGTCTTAAGAGTGTTAGCTCTATCAGCCTCTTCTCCAATATCAAGCTCATTGAACCTTATCTGCTTATCCTTTATTCCAAAGGCTAAGCGTACAACTCGATTAAATAAAGACTCGAGTTTAGCCTGATGAGGTTCAATTATCGAATACTTGTAGGTTTTATCCAGATCGAAAATCATTCCAGGAGATAGTGTACCACTGTTTCCTGCATCATAAACCTGGAGTCTGTGAGGAGGTACTCCATGTGCTGATATAATTTCATCTCTATTGTCTTTACGGTAGAATCTAAATCCACCGTCCTTCATTTCGAACGCGAGCGGTACGAGTTTTACTTCGCAACCCTTTGGAGTAGTTAACACCAAAGTCTTATGAGCGTTCTGTACCCCCTTGAGGTCTTTCTTGAAGTAACCTTTTATATCCTTTTTAGTTTCCTCGTCAAGTTTACCGCCTTGTACTACAACAGCGAATCTTGGAACTGCCTCATTATTGAAAAAGTTGATGTTATAATCGGCTACTTTGTCATTTCCGATCATTGACTTGAGGGCAGCAACCCAATCAGGAATTCCATACTTTCCACCCATGACATGATAGTTCCTCAAAATAAGAACTTCAGTCATTGGATTTCCAGTATGAGGTTCAATATGATCAGGTCTATCTCCATCAAAAATCTTAAAAATACGTTCATGAGTATTTACTATCTGCATGACGTATTTCATATCAGTGTCCCCTAATGATGGTAAATTCAAGTTTCTTGCTATTCTACATGTTTCTGTAGGCAGTAACTTGAACCTAGCGGGTTCCCCATTTCTTTTACGGGTTAATTCCACAAATACGACGCCAAATGTGTCATAGTTTATCAAACACGATTTAGCACCTTCAATGAAATCATCTATGCCGAAAGAATCCTGGAAGAACGTGTAGAGCTTGTTATCTTTGTTGCTCCACTTTACATCTTTCTTTACAGGATTCCCTTTTGCGTCCACAGTTACTATATCCCACCCTGCGGTAGTTGAGTCGATAGCAATCTGTTTTATGCACCGGGCGTGGTATAAATTTTCCAGTGAGAACTGCTTCATATTTGCAAAATTGAGAGTGGGACGATAAACTCTACCCGACGCATATTGCTCACCAAAATCGTCTTCATCCAAGTCCACAGCGTTGGAATCTCTTTTCTTACGCCTAGCTTTACTCAAATCAAGACGGGCCTTATTTACATCAACGATGTCGCCATTAGAAAAGACATAGGCGGCAACAACTTCGTCATTATCTTCAATAGCGTTTACAATCTGATCTTCGGCCACGTCTTTCACTCCCTTCTATAGTCCTTTTACATATAGGACACATTCATACACAGATTACAATATAATTATAGCCAAAAAATCAAGCCTACATTTAGTAGGCTTAAAGAGTTTCAACAGTGACAATTCCGCCGCTATCATCAATATCATCCATCGAGTTAAATATATAACGTATACCGTCCATTAAGTGATTATTTTTATCTACAGGCTTGTTTCCACCCTTCTCAGGATAACTATAAGAGTTGAATTCTTCAATAGTGTGAACACAATTACTGGTTACATACAACCTAACATGTCCATCGGCAGTTTTCAACCAACTTCTAACCCTCTCGATACCAATCTCGATATCTTTATTAGCTCCTTGAGTTGGAATACCTGCACTCTCCATCTGTGCTATTGCATCTGGATTTTCAGGGTCAACAAACCATACCTCCGGCTTATACAAGTCGTATTTTGGTTTCAAGTAGTGTTTAATAAGAACTGGAGTTTGCTTTCTTCTCTCGTATATTTCATCGAAGATAACAGCATCTCCATTTGGCAAGAACTGTATAAACGGAGTAGCCGCTGGATCTTCATAGCCCCAGTCTTGAGCGGCAAGCGTTCTAAAGTTTGGATTGAATTTAAAGTTCTCCTGCGGGATTACATGAATTGTTTCGTCAAATTCACCATATACAAGTCCATCTCTACCTGGTTTCTTACACTCCCACTGTGCGTCCCAAGTGGCACGGTCCATACCTGTGAATTTGTCAATAGTGTCTCGAATTTCATAGTATCCATCCGAACGTTTTGCTTTCGTCTGACAAACTTCGACTAATGGGCAAGCGAGACAACCACTGTATTTTTCACGGTTTTTCTGAACCACATCCAAAGGAAATTCTTTCATGTAATCATCTTTATTGTCCGAAAAAACCTTTACTGGAGTGTAGTTCTTGGTTACATCATTAGGTAATAATATATAGCAAGGAACGGTTCCACTTCGTTCATCTGAACATGGCTCTATAGTTTCCCAAATACACCACATGTACATTTTGAAATTACGCTGATCTTTTTCATTAATCAGCTTCTGCATTGGTCCATGAGGAAACTTTCTTGTTGAAGTTATTCTTACACAGGATGGAACAGTCTTTGTTGATTTAGCCATTGACATAAATTCCATCAATATTTTCCATTGAGTAAGTTCTACTTCGTCAAAATTAGTTCTTTGTGGATGTGGTCCGTTAACTCCTGACATTGTACCAGGAAGTATACTTATCTCTGAACCGTTGTTCAACTTAGTTCTACTAATCATTGGTTCTTTTGAAAGTAGTGACTTGAAATATGGTTTTTTCAAAATAGAAACGGTATACTGATAACACTTATTAGCCTGATCTTCTATAGCTCCAACAGAAGCAATCTCACATCCAGGTTTACACAAAGCATCTAAGGCATTAAGGATTCCAAAGTTCTGAGTCTTACCCCCATTTCGATTAGCAATAACGAGAAATTTGGATACCTCATCAAAAAATGAGTCAGCAATAAAATCGAATGGAGCACAATGATCCTGACATACTGCCTTAGTTGGAATCCTATAACCAATGATGCTTTGTATAAATCTATGAAGCTGAACTCTATCTTTGCTACTATAAAGATTGGCTATACACCAATCTACATATTGTTGTAGCTTTTGATAAAACACATTAGGATCTATCATATCAGACATTTACATCACCGTCGCATCCTTGATAAAATGTTTTATTTCAATAAGTCTTGAAGGAAGTTCAACCTTTATCAAAATTCTGTTTTCAGTATAATCGAATGCTATCTTGTCAATGTTTTCAATATCAAAAGTTTGTTGAGTTTCAACTATAGTCAAGGTTCTACGCACACCCAAAACTGGATGTGCGTATTCACCCTTCTTGAACAACTTTGGATATTCATCACATAAGAAATCGACCATTATACATATGTGTCTTACTTCTTCTGGACGCTTATCCATAATTGTTACCTCCCTGTGCTACCCATTCCGCCGACACGTTCTCCAGTAGCCGCATCATTATCAGCTTTCAAGTACTTACTGAAAGTACCCTGTCCTATAGCATCGCCCTTCTTTATGACGTATGCTGTGTCATTGAAGTTATAGAATATAAATCCTATATTTCCATCATTGTTGGGATTTCCGTAATAGTCTGCATCGATCTTTCCAGGCGAGTTCATCATCATAATGCCCTTTGTTGAGAGTCCGCTTCTGATAGAAATCAGTAACTCTTCATCATCGAGCATGTATGCCTTGATGTTTGTAAACACGATTGTCACCTTATGCGGTTCAAGCACTATATCAGCTGGAGCTACAAAATCGTATCCAGCTGATTTTGCTGTCTTTCTTACAGGAAGCTGATACTCATAAGTCCCGTCTTCTTTTACTTCGACATATTTTGCGAACGGTGCCAGAACCGGTTCGAATCCCCTTACAGGGACCTTATGAATTTCTGCAACGACTTCAACTTCAGTATCCAGCGGAAGATTTATCACAGAAGTTCCATCCTCAGACTGAAGAACTGCGTTACCTTCTTCATACTGCTTGGTAATGACATACATTCTGCTTCCGTCGACTTTTATCAAGGAATTGTTTTCGAGATCGATTATCTTCTTCATATTAACCCTCCTGCTCGAATTTCTGTATCAAGTAATTTTTGTAAATATGGAAATTGTCTTTGTTGATAGCAACCCCGGCAGACCGTCTATGTCCGCCACCACCTCCCATATGTCTAGCCCACGCTCCGAGATCGATATCATCAACTCTTGAACGTACACTAATAGTATCGTGGTAGAAGAACATAACATAGTCAATGCCATCTTCGTACAGCTTTTCAGCCATCTCTCCAACATCAGTAGAGATAGTAGCACATTTCACTTTCTTCTGGAACTTCTTGATTTCGCCATTCACAGGTACTTCAAAAGTGAAGTCCATTATTCTGCAACTCTTTTCAACTGCTGGAAAAATTATGTACTGCATTTTCTTGTCGAAGTCTGCCATCAAGGCTTTGTCCATGGCGCTGAAAATATCAAATTCCTTGTACATATTCCAGGCATCCCCGACATACTTGGTAAGGAAGTATTCAACTCCAGTATTAGTGAACAGGTTCGAAAGGTTGTAACATTCACGATCGCCCTTCTCAACCCATTGCCACGTATCATAGTCGCTAATCTTATTAACAAGATTATCGAGCTTGAGGAACTTCTGTGTGCCAATAAGTTCGCATACATCTTCCTGCAGGTACTTCCAGAACAACTTCGTGCCGCTTACCCCTTTTTGCTGAGTAACTTCAGCCCAATCGAAATTGTTAAGAGCTAATGCAGTTCCGTGATGGTCGAACAACATAATGCGTCTTTTACCCTTTGAGTTTTCAGTGTTTATAGTGGATATAAGGTTTGGATCTGTGACCGATACGTCAGTAATAAAGATTACTTCCCTATCAGCATAATCCGGGCTAAACAACACTAATTTAACCACCTTGTCAACAGAAGCATTGGACACGTTAAAGTACTTACAATCGCGGAAAAAGTTTTTCGCGATGATTACGGGTCCAACTCCATCCAGATCGTTGTGAGATATTATTGCAACTCTTCTATCAGGATGAATCCCACACCGATAAAAATAATCCTGGTTTAACAAACGCTAACACTCCTTTCTAATCTTAAAATATGTTATGGGTAATGCTAGGATAAATATTGTAATTACTAAGATGTCGAAAACTTTGTTATGTATATTGAATTCTTTCTTAAATACACTTATTTCTGTTGGGGCGGTGTATTTAAAGAAATCCAAGATATATAAAAAATTGAATAAAAATATAGTAAATATTGATAGAGAATAAAATAGTAGAATCACACCAAAAATTGATAACATCATTGTTATCATCACTCCTTATACATCGAAATTCTCAATAGCCGCTATTGTACTGCGTAAAACTTCACTTGGGGTTGTTTCAGCATCAATATACACAGTTTTAGGAAAATAAGTATGAATGGTTTTGTAATATTCAATTACCTTTTTCTGAGTTTCAAAGTTTTCATATCTATCCTTTTCCTTGCTGTTCATACGGTTCATGAGTGTTTCGGGTGAAGCTGTAAGTATTATGTTTAGATTGGGTTTTTTAGTTTCTCTGTCGAACAGCAATATGTCATCAGCACAAACGCCGTCCACCCGCCCATAAACTAAACCAGAAGTAATATAACGATCTACTATTAGTACATCCAGCACTTGTGAGAGTACTGGTAGGTCAAATCTAGTAAAGTTAAGGCGGTCTGCAGAGTACAACATTTGCATTGATCTCGGATCCATTTCAGTCCGAAGGAAAAGAGCTTCGCGAATCAGAGTTCCAATCGCTGTGTCATATCTCGGAAAATGCACAAAAGAAACTCTTTTTCCTTGCTCCTCAAAATAATTGATTAATGCACTTACTAATGCAGATTTTCCAGCCCCATCGGGCCCATCAATGTTGTACAACTTCATAAGTATTCCTCCTTCTTTACATTTATATATACAGTAATTAGGAAAGAAATTTATAGTGGCGTAATTATTTTTTGTGCTTGAAGTAAATACTGTCTTCACTTGTTGCCAGCAATTAACTCATGTATAATTATAAATGTGTGTAGTTTATACATAATTTTACCGGGGGGTTATTGAAAATGCAAAATACGGATTTAGTCACAGACAAGACATTCTTTATCATGAAAGACGGCGACGTAAAAACGTACTACAAGACACAAGTCATTGACGGTCAGCTACAGGTTCTTGTATACGACCGGAACAGCATTACAGGATTATCACCCCTAAACACTCAAGAAGTAAAAACTATCCTCACTGAATACTCGAATGAATACTGCGAAAGACTAAAAGAATTTATTATCTTTCTGTATCACGACTTATTACACAAGGAAAACAAACCTCTTTTGTACGAGTACATAGCTCATATTTGGAACGGAAATGATGAAAAAGCATGGGAATGTTACGAAGAAGATTGTTCACTTCCAGAGCAGTTCATCGCTTACATGCAGGAACTAATAAGTTGTGGAGTTGCAGATCCTGATATAGTAGCATTTTTCAATGTTATCTATTGTGAACAGGAAGTAACTTATCCAAAGTATTCGCAAAAGTGGCTTGAGGAGAACTACTTAATCGCTAAACACTAAAACCAAAACACTAAACACTAAAACTCCAGCGTGACGACGCTGTTTACATAGATTGTAGAACGGTAGTCGTGTACTTGAAAACAAAATAATTTTTGAGGGACGCAAAATTTTACGATCCCTAGTGTTGAAAACAACATCCCAAAATAACATCTAATAATAAATATTATATTACTAGGATTATATACTAGTAATATGGAATATAGCTTATAATAGATGTTACTGAGATGTACGATTCAACACGTGGGATCCGGAAAATTTGCGTGGGTCAGTTGAGGGACGCAAAATTTTACGATCCCTAGTGTTGAAAACAACATCCCAAAATAACATCTAATAATAAATATTATATTACTAGGATTATATACTAGTAATATGGAATATAGCTTATAATAGATGTTACTGAGATGTACGATTCAACACGTGGGATCCGGAAAATTTGCGTGGGTCAGTTAAGGAGCGTTAAAATGCACAACATTCAGATTAGCAAAACTATACCTTATATTGATTCTGAAACTTTTATTTCATTAGGGGCTAATGCCCTATTAGTATTATCATATTTGGAACCGATGTTGACTGACGAATATAAAGGTATACACTTAAAAACTTTGACTGAATCATTACCCTTTAGTCATCGATCTATTCAAGAGTATATATACAAATTGCGGGACACTGGTTTAATTGATGTACAAAATAGAAACGGATACATGAATTTTTACCGGCGAGGGCCTTTATTAATTTTGTTTCAGAATAAGGCGAAGCCTTAAAAAGGGGGGAGTCGGCTCTTTTGCTAGGAACTTGGTTCCCTTTACTTACAATAAAAGTGATATATGATTGTATACCTCCTCGGAGGTTGGAACTCCGGTCCCTTCTGCCTTGACTAGTTGAATCGATAATGACTATGACAGGCTCAGACTTGACTCATGAGCTGAGCCGATTTGTTATGAAGAAAAAATCTTACCGCCCGGCTACTTGACTCCATCGACAGAACGACCATGGACGAAGGACGGCTGGGTGAAAGGACGGTGGAAATCCTTGTTTAAGGGTATTAAGGGGTACGCTCCAAAGAAAAACAAGATTGATAATAGTGGAGATGGATTACTCGAACTAAAAGGCAAGTGGAGAGCTCGAGCGAAACAAACCATGCATTGCATCGCTCGACGAAGGCTGAAACGGCAGGACCAAAGGGACGGATAGTAATATTGGAAGATATAAATCATTAATATACTGCGGTTGGACCCAAACAACTCGTGGATACCTTAGTTTACATAACAACTTAGATCTAAGTTAGATCAAAGTTAGAGTGAATCACTCTAAGTTAAAGTGACTAATTCACGTCAAGTTGGATCCAGCTTATACTACTATTAATGGGGTTGTTAATATAGAAAAATCAAATTTTACACTTTTGTGAAGGGCGGTGATTTTTTGTTTGATACCAACGGGTATAGCACCCATCCTGAAACGGTATGTACAAGGAGTTTTTATAAGTGGCTAAATAAACCAGGACCATGTGATATTAAAAAATGTAGGCATCACGCTTGCCACGTGATAGTGTCTCAAAGTGGAACTGAATATAGCTCAAAAGATATGTACTTCGAGTCAACATGCGAAAGGAGAAAGAAATGATGGATGGAAGTCAGATCCAGATACTCAAGAATATCGCATATCATAACACAATGATGCTCCAGTGTCAAATCACAATGGAAGCTATGAAGGCAGAAAACAAGCAACGTGAACTCGAAGGGAAATCCCTAGCCTATACGGAAAAGCAATTTATTGATTTGATTAACGAATTCGGAATCCATCACAACGCCGTATTGTCTAGGATCCAGGAGTCCTTATGAAAAAAATTAACCGCCGCCCAATCCGGTTCTGGAAAGGAACAATGACTATGAAAATAGACTGTATCTGTTATACATGCTATAAAAGAGAACTGCGTATCGTGCACCGTCTGTCGTCATGACGATGGGATCCCGGTTGTGGCCTGCAGATTTCCAAATAGAAGCGACAACGGGTGAAATACGTGATTTATCAAATAATATGGATACTACATGTCCGTATTTGATTGTTGATACTAACAAAATTATGTGCCACTATACGTTTAGACCTTACGTCGAACGGATGGACGAATGCACTCATACTAAAGATCATAAAGAGTGTATTCACTATAAACGTCTGAAGGAGCTAATGGAAAAGGTGAATCAGCTAAAAGAGGAGTCTGCGTCTTGTAACGGGTGGAAACTGAGTATTTGCGACAAATGTGCGGACAAAAACTGCGGAAATTCTAATTTTACGGGCGTGTAGTTCACTTTGTCATTAGGGCAAAATATTAAGGGCGTATAATTTGCTTCCTGCAAAAAGCGGGCAGGG